CGCAAAATGGGAAGTTACCATCAACCTTCATACGCAAAGATACACTACCGGTATTTAATTTTAAGGAGGAAAACTTATGGCAGTTATAACAACTGGAAATCACCCCAAAGCTTTATGGCCAGGGGTTAAAGCATGGTGGGGCCGCCAGTATGGCGAGCACCAAGTCGAATACACCGACCTTTTTGATGTTGATACATCGAAAAAGGATTACGAGGAAGATGTCCAATTAACAGGGTTCGGGCTTGCTCCGATAAAGACGCAGGGTGGGTCTGTTTCTTACGATTCAGAAACTCAAGGGTTTACTACAAGATACACCCATGTTGCATATGCACTTGGGTATATTGTAACCCGTGAGGAAAGAGACGATTGTCAATATGTTGAAGTCTCAAAAAGACGGGCGCAGGCCAATGCCTTTTCTATGAGGCAAACAAAAGAAATTGTTGCGGCTAATATTTACAACAGGGCAACAACCGCAGGTTATACCGGTGGTGATGGGGTCGTTCTACTTTCAGCTTCTCATACGTCAACGGCAGGGACATGGAGTAACATCCTTACTACTGCTGCCGATTTGAGCGAAGCGTCTCTTGAGGACTTGCTTATTCAGATTATGACGGCAACAAACGATAAAGGGCTTAAAATTGCTCTTATGCCTCAAAGCCTTCATATTCATCCGAATGAGTGGTTTAATGCCAACAGGATATTGAAATCAACCCTGCAAAACGATACGGCAAACAACGCTGTAAACGTTTTAAAGATGGTTAATGCACTTCCTAAAGGCATTAAGATGAATCATTATTTTACTGATACTGACGCATGGTTTGTAAGAACAAACGCTCCGAGAGGGATGATTTGTTACAATCGTGCGAAAGATGAGCTTAAAATGGATAATGATTTTTCAACTGATAACGCTTTGGCAAAGTCTTATGAGAGATATTCATTTGGTTGGACTGACCCGAGAGGTATATACGGTTCTGCAGGCTCGTGATCATATTAAAGATTCAGTAGAATTATTAAACAAGGCGATTAATTATTTACAAATACTGGCAGGGGGCTAATAACTCCCTGCCGCTTAACCCTGAACTGTAACAAGTTCATAAAAATGACGCTATAAGCGTTTACAGGAGGGCAACATGCCTATCTCAAATTATCCAAGTGGTTTCGCAAACGGAGTCAGTATTCGTGGGATTCCTATTTTAAACACATATTCCGGTAAAACTTTCTGGGTTGATGATTCAGGTTCAAACGGTAACAGTGGCACTTTTGACAGACCGTTTGCAACCATAGATTATGCAATAGGGAAATGTACTGCTAATAGGGGCGATACCATCCTTGTGAAAGCGGGTCATGCTGAAACATTAACTGCTCAAATAGATGCTGATGTGGCTGGTGTTAAAATTATAGGTCTTGGCGGTGTTGGAGATATGCCAACACTTACGACAGCCACAGCCATTGATATGATTGACGTATCGGCAGCCAATATTACCATAGCCAATATTGAGTTCGCAGTTCCTGGGATAGATGCTGTTACTGCCGATATTAATGTTGATGCCGCAGGATGCGAAATTATCGGGACTAAACACCACGGGTCAACCACTGCCAAGAACAAAGTTGATATTATAACCCTCACGGCCAATGCTAATGATTGCCTTATTGATGGTGTAAGAATTTATAACACCGCAGTAGAGGTGATCGGCGGTATTGTATTTGAAGGAGCTTGTAGCCGTGTAGAGGTTAGAAATTGCATGATTCAGGATGCAATCGGTTTCACTGATGGCTGTATTTCTGATGAAGCGACTGCACTTCAACTTTATATCCACGACAATATTTTCTCTAATGCAAAAGCAGATACGGTTGTTATGAACTGGGTTACTAACTCTACAGGTGTTTGTTCTAAAAACTTTATCAATGGACGGCATACGACTATAATGAGTAACGTTGTTGCTGGAACTGAAATGAACTTCCATGAGCAATACGGTGTTGAACAAGCAGCGGTAAACGGCTTGTTAATGCCTGTTGTTGATGCAGAATAAAAACTTTTTAATAGCGCCTTCTTAACGGGGGCGCTTATAAAAAAGGAGAATAAACATGGCTGATGCCGTAACTTCCCAGACTATTTTTGACGGGAAGAAAAAAACAATAATCAAGCTTACTAATATATCCGATGGCACTGGCGAAGCTGCTGTTTTGAAAGTAGATGTGTCCGGTCTTTCTCCTGCTGCTTCTAAGGTAAGAATCAACAAGATATGGTACATGACTGAGGGTATGGCAGTCCGGTTGTTATGGGATGCAACTGCTGATGTTGTTGCGCTTTTATTGCCTCAAAACACTTCCGATACTTTAGATTTTGAATCAATAGGCGGCATACAAAATAATGGCGGCGCCGGGGTTACAGGAGACCTGCTTCTTACCACAGTAGGGCATACGGCAGGAGATACATATTGTATTATTCTTGAATTGGTTAAGAACCCATCGTAAAGAAGGAATTATTTTATTATGGTTTATATTCCTGGTGATTTTTGGAGAATTTGCGACAGGTGCGGGCAAAAAACAAGGCAGAGTAAAACCCGTAAAACGTGGGACGGTTTGTGGGTGTGCGAAAAAGATTGGGAGGAGAGACATCCGCAGGACTTTGTGAGAGGTAAAAAAGACAAGCAGTCCGTACATGAACCAAGACCAGAACCGACACATTATTTTTTATCAGATAATGAAGTATCTGCTGATGATTTATGAGGAATAGAATATGACAACTTCGGGATCATACGATTTTAATCTTGATAGAGATGGCATTATTACAGAAGCATACAGCCTGACAGGTTCAGTGGCTATTGGGGAAACTCCTACAACAGCGGAACTTACCGATGGGGGTAAATCACTAAACATTATGCTGAAAGGGTGGCAGGCTAAGGGATACGGTCTTTGGCTCAATCAGGAAATAACAGTGTTCCCTGGGTATGCTGAAAAATCCGTATTGTTAGGTCCCACAGGAGGCCATGCTTCTGCGACAATAGTTAAAACAGAGGTTAAGGTGGCTGGTGTTGCAACAGACCTTACCATTGATGTCGATTCTATTACAGGGATGACTAATGGAGATTATATCGGCATTGAATTAGATTCAGGTGCGCTTCAATGGACTACAATAAACGGTGTGCCTGCTGGCTATACAGTAACGCTTGCGGCGGCTTTAACCGGTGCTGCTGCAATAGATAACCATGTATATACCTACACCACAAAAACACAGCGTCCATTGTCTATTATAGAAGCAAGGCTTATCACAGCAGATGAGATTGAAATTCCAATAGAGGTTATTCCAAGGGATACATACATGCTTTTGTCGAATAAAGATACAACCGGATTAATTAATCAGGTGTATTATGATCCTCAATTAACCAATGGCAAACTGTATGTATGGCCTACCTCGTCAGACGTTCAAAACAGAATTGAAATGACAATTAAAAAACCGATTATGGATTTTGACGCAAGTGCTGATGACGGGGAGTTTCCTCAAGAATGGTTTGAAGCTATAACCACAAACCTTGCTGTAAGAATAGGCATAAAAAACGGTGTGCCTCTTGACCCTGAATTAAAAGAACTGGCAATGACAAGCTTGTACGATGTGCGTGGATTTGACCAGGAGCAAGAATCAATGTTTTTTCAACCAAGGCTTAGATAGGTGAAGCATGAAGATTCCATTTTTGGGTGGAGCATACGAAGGCCGTTCAAAAAGCCTAAACGCTCAACAATCAATAAACCTGTTCCCTGTGTATGACCAAAACGAAGGCAAGGAAGTAATTGCCATGTACGGGACACCAGGACTTAAAGCGTTTTGCTCTACACACGCCGCTATAGTTCGAAGACTGCATGTCATGGGCGATTATATGTATGCGGTTGTTGGTAATACGGTTTATGAAATTACATCCGCAGGAGTCGCAACATCTCTTGGTACAATAACCACATCAACCGGCCATATATCAATGGCTGACAATGGGACTCAGCTTTTAATCGTTGACGGAACAACAAGTGGATATATTGTTACCACAGGGGTTATGAACGTAATAGCTGACACCGACTTTATCGCTGCAACAACATGCGTATTCTTTGACGGCTTCTTTATAGTTAGCGAGTCCGGCACTGGCAGAATTTGGATTTCAGCTTCTTATGACGGCACAAGCTGGGATGCTCTTGATTTCGCAACTGCCGAGGCTGTGCCTGATGAACTGGTAGGTATAGGAACTACACGGCAAAATCTGTGGTTGTTTGGTGGATTATCCACAGAGGTTTATGCTAATGTTGGTGATCCGGATTTTCCGTTCCAGAGAGTTCCTGGTGCAACCTTATATATCGGCTGTGGGTCTATCGGGTCTATTGTTGAAATAGACGGCAGTATTTACTGGATGACGAACAAAAGAACCATTGTACGAAACAATGGGTATCAATACGAGCTTATTTCCCCTCCTGCAATTAATTATCAGATTAGTACATACGACACAATAAACGATGCAACTGCCTTTACATATACGCTTGAAGGCAGAAGGTTTTATGTAATTAATTTCCCAACAGAAAAGAAAACCTGGGTGATGGATATTGATTCGGGCCAATGGCATGAATGGCAGAGTTTAGGATAAGACTATGGGAAAATTATATAGCATAGGGTATAATGATTACGGAAATTTAGGCCAGGGAGATACGACAAACAGGCAGACCTTAACACAGGTAGGCTTGCTGGAAACATGGAGTAATATTTTTACAGGAGTGGCAGACACCTTTGCTATAAAAACCGATGGGACATTGTGGGGATGTGGACGGAATCTTCTTGGAACGCTTGGTCTTGGTGATGCGACACAACGAAATTCATTCACACAGG